CGAATAGATAACCATTTTATTGGTATTTACGACACTTTGTCAATTAAAGATTACTATTTACCTGGTGGTAATATCTTTAGATTGTTTCATGGTCTACCTTCAGGCGTTAAAAGCACCAACCTTCTTGGAACAATAATTAATTTACTTGCTTTATTATACTGCATTCAAGATTTTAATGATAAAGAGTTTTCTTTCGCCACCGGCGGAGACGATTTCTTAGTTATATATAATGGCGATAATGCAGATGTTGATGATGTCATCGCTAAGATGTATGAAAGGTCTGTTGAGATAGGCATGGAGTTCAAGTTCTTAGAGTGTAAAAAGCACAATGATGTTAATGTCGACATGCTTCCTGTATTTTTTAAATACAGTGTTTACAACGGTTTGCCGATAATTCCAAGTAAATATTTACTTGAGCGCATTTCTATGCCTTGGGCTAAGCAATACAAAACTAATGAAGAGTATTTTGACTTTATTAAGACCGTAATGCCCTCCCTCTGTACCCCTAATAGTACATCGGTGATATATTACGATTTATATTCCCAACTTCATAATATATTATTTCGCAATAGTATCACAATTTCTTCTGTGTTTTTGAAACACACTGCTGTTTCTAACAAAGTTCTTAGGAATAAAATTATCTATAATTCTGAAATCTACCAAAAGCGATTGATTACTGACATTATTAAAGAGTCTAGCAATAAATACCAATCAAAGATAGTCTTTGAGGTGTTCTCTTGACGCAGTTGGTTTAAATCGTCTGAATTTGAAATCTTTGTTATTATTTGCTCTTTTAAAGATTTCATAATATAAACTTAAGTAGAGATACTTAAGTTTGTATTACAATACTTTGAGATTTATCTGGCCTAACAGGTTGTCAGGAAGGTCAATTTTTCTGTTAGGGTTCAAATCCCTATTAGGCCACAATTATTAATTAATTGATTTTTGACCTTTAATCAATTATTGATGACACCTTGACACATCTTGGTGTATAATATTTATTAAACAGTTTCTTTCATATATATGGATGTCGAACGTTGTGCCTTACTTACTTTGGACATAATTAGATCTAGACCATCAAAAGCAGTTTATAGATGTGCTAAGGCTCTACTTCTTGGGAAGCCAGCTTTCACAAGATGCGCTAAAGAGTTAGCTGAATGTATTTTTGAGATTGACACCAAAAAAGTTGCTGGAGAGGCGTGCAAGCGTGCATTTCTTTGTCTAGTACCTGTTGGTGGTGTTGTCGGGAGTACCGCTTTAGTTGCTTTTATAGACCATCCTGCAGCTGGGTCAATCTGTAAATCTGTTGCAAATGGTGCAGGCTTATTAGTTACTGGTCCTTGTTATGGCTTTGACAGGGTTGTTGCACCTATTGAGACTATAATTTTTGGATGTCCGGTTCCTATTGTCACAGATAATAGATTATTCCTAATAGAGTAAATTGTTTAACTTATTTCTTTACCAATATTTAAGTTATGACTATTAGCAATACTGATACTTTTGAAAAGTTCTATAAAAATGTACAAGAGGCTCTGCTAAAAAGTAATTTGATAAAGAAAATTGATGTTACCATATTAAGAGATAGTGACATCAATTATGATATCTTTAAGAAGTTCTTAGAGACTCCAAGGAAGATTTTTATAGACGAGGATTCTAGTAGATTATATATTGAAGATGAGAGTGGAGATAAAGTTTTTGCTCCAGAAGCAGAACTTGGTGTTGACTACAGTTCTTTGTGGATGGAGCAGCATCTTCCATATCCTTCTTTTTCAATAGAACAGGGTGGCAATGTTAGGAGATCAATAGAAGCAGAAGCAATTTATAATGTTGTTGTCGTGAATATTGTTTTTGACAACATATTCTCACCTCAAATTGATAAAATATTGTCTTCGGGTTATAATTTTGATACTTTGTCTTCTAGTAGTGATAATAATTTCACTAATCTACTAACTGAAATTCAAGATTTACAAGCATTAGACATAAATTGTGTTCTATCTGCTTGTAAAAGAAAGTTAACGAGCATTAAAAAAATATACGAGAAGTCTTTCGAACGATTGCTTACTCAAGAAGATTGCACAAAATTAGAAGATATTGATCTTTTAAGAAGAGAAGTAAATATAGAGTTTGGTAAAACTGGAAGAGGCACCAAGGACTTTGGTGGCTTGACTCGAATTGAAGTCCTTAAGATTATTGAGGACAGAGATATAAGACTAAATAAAATTTTGAAAGACTTTGGCAATTTTGGCAAGCTTTGGAAAATTAAGCATTTAAGTTCTGAACACATTCCTGTTGTTGCAAAAGTTAAAATTAGAAACTTATGTTCTATGGAAGTTGATAGTATTACGTCAACTTCAAAGGAACCGTTAGAGGTTTGGGAAGTACGTAATTTGCTGCGCAGGCTAATAAGGTTTGGTTATAAAGCATACCTTTCTGATTTTAAAGATAGCGAAATTAACAAATTCAAGCAAGATCCTGATAGCTACATTGTCCCTCTGAAGCGCTAGTCCAACTGCGTCTTCTTGCTTTAAAGAATATAAACGATTTATGCCCTCGCTTATATCTTACTTTAACGCAAATAGATTAGAATTTAGTAAGAAAAGTTATTCTTCTTCACTGATTTCATGTTTCAATAAAGTTGGGTCTAAATCCAGTTCCATCAGAAAGAAAGTCTCTAGTAAATCCCAAGGCTCCTTAGCTAATGTTATTTACAAAGAATTCAGGATTTTTGATGGAAGGGTAAGGCCTGAGAATATCTCCGTTAGTAGTTCAACTTTTAATAACAAGTATACTTCTCCAGAGTTTAGGTGTGATGGTGTAAATTCTGTATTTCTTGGCAGACATCCGATTAGATTAGGGTCAAGACCTGCTGCTTATTATAAACCACCTGCTTTTGCAAATTTTATATATAATAAGTATAAAGCAACATTTGATTCTTATGGCTTATTTGTTGATCGGGCCGTTATAGTGTCAGGGAGTTTCTCTACGAACAGGCATACATTGCAACAGCAGGCAATTCCTGAAGTTGCGGGTGATTTTTCAAATTTGCTTGACAATAATTTTATCAGAAAGTTTGATAATATTGTCAAAGTTTGCTTGAGGAAAATCAGACCGACAATACTGCACACTTGTGACAAGGATTCTATGTTCTACACTAAGTTTGATGGCACTACCAAGCCTGGCTTCAGATTCGAACATGTATTAAAGTATAAAGATAAGAATGAAGCTTGTTCTACTGCAATTGATGTTGCTAAAAGAAAGTGGAATTACATTGAGAAGGTTTCTAGGAAGGCTGGCAAACTTAACAGACTGAAGATGTATCCTGGCATTTATTCTATTGGTGCTAGGAGTAAACGCGACTATGAATATGAAAATGGAGATTACGCCAAATCGCGTGTTGTTCACATGCCAGAATTCCATTCTGAGCTACATGCCGCTCCTTGGGTTGATCAGATTACTGATCATATTATAGAGAGAAGCAATGGTCCTATCTATATTGGTAATTCTTTTGTCAAGTATGAACGTTTAGACAACGATCTTAAAAATTGTAAGTTTTGTATTGAGGGTGATTGGAAGAGATTTGATTCTACTATTTACCTAAATATGATTACTATTGCTACTGCAATATTAAGAACGTTTTATAAACAACGTGATATACGAATAGATAACCATTTTATTGGTATTTACGACACTTTGTCAATTAAAGATTACTATTTACCTGGTGGTAATATCTTTAGATTGTTTCATGGTCTACCTTCAGGCGTTAAAAGCACCAACCT